CCTGGACACCGGCAGGCTACAGAAACTTACGGTTACCAAATGGAAGCCAGTTGCGAGGGCAAGCTTGCTGAAATACCTTGGCGAGTTTTTCATTGGCAGCCGCATGGTGACCAAGCATGTAGAGCAGTTTTTCTCACTGTCCCATAACCCGGTTAGCGGTAGCTTTAACCTGCTGGCGACAAAACTGTACTACAAGAAACGGTTCAGCCATTCAGAAGTATACCGGGTATGCCTTAGCAAACACGCAGTAGAGCGCTACATAGAGCGCGTTGACCGACCGTTCACATGGCACGATATTGCCATGCTTGCGGGCGAAATGCTGATGCAGGTAGTGGCACCACAACCAGCACCAGGAAAGCCGGGTGATGAACTACTGGTGTTTGTGCCGGAGGGAGTGTTGTGTTGCAACTATGCTGCCGAGGACGATGGCAGTGTTGGGTTGGTTGCAAAAACGTTTAGAGGGCTGAAGCAGATGAACAGTGCACAACGCGCAGCATGGGAAGCATACGAACCATTTGCAGAAGAAATGTACACAGTAGAGGAGCAGCAATAGTGGATAAGCAGTGGGAAATAGAAGACCTACAAGTGGCAATTGGCTTGTGTGAAAGTGCGCAAGCCACAATACAATCAGAGCGCTTTGTGCTGCACAACGGCGAGGATGGCGCACTGTACGTAGAGCACGTAGACGAGGGCTGCGGAGAAGCGGTTGCACTTACCACCAACCCACTAATGGCACGCCACTTTACCAAGGAAGATGCCGATAAGTTTAACGCCATATTACCCGGTGGCCATTTGCGGATGATACCACTGCAAGCGCAGTTGCGCGTATGGCATGGACAGATGGCAGCACAGTTGAAGAATTTATTAGATTAGTCCTTGCAAATGCGCAAGGATGCGCTATAATTAATACAGTTAAACAACGCAGTCAAACAGCAAAACAGGAGAAACACCATGGCTAACATCATCCTCAGCGAGTCCTTTACCCGTGGCAACGATACTTATGTTGTTACCCTGGACGCAGCACATACCATCAACGTATTTCTTACCGACGTTCGTGGCAACACCGAAAATATAGACCGCGAGTACGCTGACGAAGTAGACGCAGTACGGGATTTTCACCGGGTAGTTTACTTTTACCGCTAAAAGGCTTGCAATTGCGCAAGGATGCGCTATAATGAATACAGTTAAACAACGCAGTCAACCAGGAGAAAACACTATGTTTACCAACGAAGAAAGGTTTGAGAACATGCTGGCCGCACTGGAAAGGGCAATGCAGATGTACAGCCAAACCGGCGACAAGCAATATGCTGATCTGGTTGAGTGGTTAAGGAACGAGTTAAGCAAAATGGCAGAATAGGCTTGCAAAGGCGCAAGGATGCGCTATACTGAACACAACACAGCAAAACACCAACACAGAGGAAAACACCATGGCAAACACTGTATCAGTTACCCGCGCCGCCAACGGTTGGAAAGTAGACTACGAAGCCACCGGGCTTGATCTGGTAGAATACTACGATACCTTTAAAGCGGCTGCTGCTGCCGCCAAAGAGCACATGGAAGAACTGGCCGAAATGGAAGCAGAGTGGGCAATGGACCAAGCCCGCGAGCAAGCGCTTGTGCGCTTTATAGAGGAGCGTGGCGCAGAGCTGATGGACTAACCCAAGGCGGCCACGGATGGCCAGCCAACCGAAGCACAGCGAGGCACAGAGGCATGAAGCACTATATACCACACCTACTGACCAGCACGATTATTGTGCTGCTGTTTTTGAACGTGTACACCACCATTACCCTTGGCGGCTGCGGAAGCAGTTGCATAGCCTAACACATAGCCTAACCAGAGGAACCAGCTATGAAGAAGCCCTTAGCCACGATTGCACTTGTACTTGCCGCCACCAGCGCCAGCGCCAGCGCGGAACACCGGTCCCTGACGCCACTGCCAACGTACTTTGAGCAATTGCAGTATTGCCAGACCGTTACCTTTACTAACGGGACGCATATGTTTGGCTACCTTTACTTAAACGGATATTTCGTGTATCCGGGCAGCAGTATGCAAGCATTCACCATTAAGGTTGAGTACAGCGACAAGAAGAAAGCTGACGCAGATACCCGCGACCTTGTGGCGGCTGGCCAAGTACCATGCGCCGCCATGTGGGAAAGTGCCAAGCGAACCATGAAAGCCATGCAATGAGGAACCAGCCATGTCTACGGCGATTTTAATTGCTATTGCCTTTTGCTACTCAATTATGAACTGGTTGTGGGGAGAAGGTGACTATACCGCAGCACTTATGGTAATTATTTGTGCAGTGGGCTTGTACATATGGTTGCATAGTTTAATTATGATTTAGTCCTTGCAAATGCGCAAGGATGCGCTATAATGAGTACAGTTAAACAACGCAGTCAAACAGAGGAAAAGCAAAATGGCCGATATCTACTTAGTTACCCTTAACGTTACCACCAAAGATGGCGTGCTGCTGGTGTCAGAAGTACTCTCCGCACACCAAAGCGTGACCAACGCAATGGAAGCAATACGCGCTGAGATTGAGCGCGAAGCCAGAGAGACCAAGCTGGTGCAAACCGGCAGCCGCACCATGGAAAGCCCGGCAGGCAATAAGTTTAGCTACAAAATAGATTGCCGAGGGCTGCAGGAATAAGGCTTGCAATAGCGCAAGGATGCGCTATAGCAGAGGAAAAGCAAATGGCCGATATATACCTAGTTACCCTTAACATTACCACTAAAGATGGCGTGATTCTGGTGTCGGAAGTGCTCTCCGCACACAAGAGCGTTACTAATGCGAAGGAAGCAATACGTGATATAATGTACCGCGAAGCAAGAGGGACCAAGCTGGTGCAAACCAGCAACCGCACCATGGAAAGCCCGACAGGCGATAAGTTTAGATATAAAGTAGAGTGCCGAGTGCTGCAGGAATAAGGCTTGCAATTGCGCAAGGATGCGCTATACTGAACACATACCAAGCAAAGCAGGTAAAACACCATGACAACCATAGCCGAACTTAATTCCATCTCCCCGGCAGACTTTAGAAGGATTGGCGAATTTACTAAAGAAGCCGGTATTAGCCAGTGTTTGAGGGACCCAAGCAAGGTGAGCAATGCACTGTTTGCCATTGTGCTAAATGAGCCGGGTAGTAAGCCAACTGTGGTGGCAATTGGTGCAAGCATAGTGCCGGTATATAAGCGTTTGTTAGGCATACACAAACCAGATACCACTCAAACAACTAATTGCCGGTGGCACGAAGACATAGCAACAGCAGTGTACAATGGCGCCGAAGTAAGCTTTTACGCCACGCTTGACACAGAGCACTGGTCTAAGAGGGAACTGTACGCCATACGCAACCTGCTAAAGGACAGTGTTAGCCCGGCTTGGGCTGCCTAGCCTTAACCAACCGGCAGCCCTTAAATGGGCTGCCAAGCCCTTACAGGAGGCATTATGCGAGGCACATTTGTTATATCACTTATCCCCCGGGATGGATACAACCGCTACACCATATTTGAGTGCACCACCAATGCCCGCACTGAAGTTGAAAAGTGCACGACGTTGGACGAAGCACTGCGCCGAGTGAAAGAAATACGCGCAAGCGAGAAAAAATTATTTGCACAATTTAGCGCGGATTAGCTTGCAATGGCGCAAGGATGCGCTATAATGAATACAGTTAAACAACACAGTCAAACAGAGGAATAGCATTATGCGAGGCACATTTGTAATCTCCCTGGTCCCCCGGAACGGCTACAAGCGCTACACCATATTTGAGTGCACCACCAATGGCCGCACTGAAGTTGAAAAGTGCAGGACGTTGGACGAAGCAGTGCAGCGTGTTAAGGTAATACGCAAAGTAGAACTAAAGTTATATGACCAACTTGTATTCCACTAGGGGATGCGCTATACTTACAACATACACAGCAAAACAGAGGAACAGCAAAATGGAAAAACTAGCCGCACTTGAAGCCAGCATTGCAAACCAAAAAGCATTCATTGCCGAGAAGTATGCTGAAGCAAACGCGCAAGGCTTTGCCATACCGGCAAACATAGTGGCGATGAAAAGCGTACTGCAACAGCTTGTAAACGAGTACAACGATTTGTCTACCACCATTGGGGAGGGCTTATAATGCTGGCCATACTTTTGTCATACACCATATTTGCAGCCCATATGGTGCTGCGCACGAAGTATTCTGAACTGGACTACGTGATTGCCACAGTGGTGGCAATTACTTACCCGTTTATAGCACTGACCATGGTAGAAAGTTCGTAGAAAGTCCTTGCATAATCGCAGGGACGCGCTATAATTACACCATACCAAGCAAACACCAACACAGCAAAACAGGAGCAACACCATGGCAAACTATGTAGCTAACACCAACATCGGCGACTTCCTCATCAACGACATGGCTGAACTGAGCGAGTTTACCCTTGCGCAACTGCGCGGTATGCTTGGCAAGAAGCCTAACACCAAAGGCAAAGCAATTGAGCAAGTGTGGGGCGAACTGGTCAAGCCTGTACCGGCACCGGCAGCCGAGGAAGCACCGGTAACCAACGAAGCAGCAATGGTACATGTTGCCGACCTTGGTAACGTGCTGCCAAACAGCACACAAGCGGTTATGGCGGAACTGGTTGGCACCGATGGAATTACCTTGGGGGAACTGGTAGAGGGGACCCTGGAGCACTACAAGCGCCCACATGGCGGCGAAATGACCAAGCGCTTGGTGCTGCGCCGCCTGAGAAAAGCAGTTAAGCAGGGACGGTTCACCATAACCGAAGTAGAGTGAGAAAAGTCTTGCAAAGGCGCAAGGATGCGCTATACTGAACACATACCAAGCAAACACCAACGCAGCAAAACAGGAGAAACACCATGGCACATTTCATCGCTGACGCTACTGGCCAAATTTTTAAGCTGACCATTGAAGAGCGTGGTCGTCCGTTCCTCGGCTACTTCCAGTGCGTATGTACCTACGAGCAGTACGAAGGCAAATGGTTGCTCTGCGATATTGACTGGGCTGACGACAAGCAGCACGCAGAAGACAAGCTGCAAAGTATGCTGGAAGAGCAAGTAGAAAACTTTATTTAAAAAGGCTTGCAATTGCGCAAGGATGCGCTATAATTACCTCACAGTCAAGGCAAACACCAAACAGGCAAACAGGAGAAACACCATGATCAACTTCAAGCGTTCAGGCCCGATGAGCAACCGCATTGAGCAAGCCACTGCACCGAACGGCGACCTTTACACCATACTGACCATTCGCAACGTTGGCAAAGTACCTTACTACGATATATACAAGGGTGAGGCACTGGTGCACGCTGAAGGCGCAATGGGCGACGCAAAGCGCTGGATACTGGCTGACATTAAAGCCAACAACCGGTTCTAACACCACAAGGCTGCCGGGTAACTGGCAGCCTTTTTGCTTTGGAGGCGCACCATGGAAAACTTGCTGCCGTTTTTCATCCATACCGCAATCAGTGGCTACTTGATCTGGCGTAAGAAGACCACAGAAGCCGACCACCTGCTGGCGTTTATAGTAACAGTGACTTACCCTTTAACCGTTAACTTGGAGTGGATACCATGATGAGCATAGTACGACTGTGGCGTCGCAGGCGAGCCAGCAAGCGACGCCAAGCCATTACGCAATACCAGTGTGGCGTGGACTGGGCAATCCTCCTTAAAGAGGCTGGCGCTGCCACTGGGGACATACAGAAAGAAACTGCGCACTTGCCGCCGGATGACCCATTTAGGCGTGGTGCTACGTCTGTGCTGTGGCGGCCACCTTACAGATGCGTGACAGCAGTTAAGAATGGCCGCCTGACGACCCTAGAAGCGATTAGGGGAGACGTTGCCGATGAGTGATGCTATCCTATGCACGAGCGACATATGTAGCTGTAACGGCACGCCAGCGCGTCCTACGATGGATGGTGGCGATGTACTCATTGTTGCCGCCATACTGGCAATAGTGGTGGCACTGGCGGCATGGGGGAGAAAGTTCAAATAGTTCTTGCATTCTGTCGTGGCTGGTGTAGAATGAACTCATACTCAAGGCAACCACAGGAAACCAGCAAATGAAAACCATCCAACAGAAGCCCGGCACCCACTACACCAGCCTGAAAGGTTCCAAGCTTGTCTTCAACAAAAAGCGCGACGGCTGGATGGCTACCTACCAAGGCAAAACCTACGGACCTTGGCCGACCCTTGCAAAAGCTAAGTCCATCTGCAACTACCTGCAAGATTAACTTGCAAAGGCGCAAGGATGCGCTATACTGAACACATACCAAGCAAACACCAACACAGAGGAAAACACCATGCGCAATGCAACCTACGGCTACTTTGAAAGCAACCCACTGCCCGCCGGACACCACGAGAACTACAGCCGAGCCACCACGCGCCAAGTGCCGTGGACTGCTAAGGGCTTGGTGATTACCCGGCTGCGCTTGCTTACCGATCCGGGCTTCCCACTGTACGACGTAAGCTACTGCCACGGGATGATTGGCGAGGAGCATGTAATTGTGCAACTGCCGTTTTCCCAGTTGGTTAAGCGCAAGTGGAAGAGCGAGATAATTGCTTACGCCAAGCGGGATGGCGTATATGCTAAGGGCTTAGGCATATTTGACAATTCTTCCATCCTCTGCTAAAAAGTCCTTGCAATTGCGCAAGGACGCGCTATAATGTTCATACACTCACAGCAAAGCAGGTAAACACAATGTTCAGCGAATCAGTAAGGTTTGAAATTAACATGTCCGCGCTGGAGCGCAGAGCCAGAACCGGCGAGGAACTTGACGCTGGTTTGGCCAACTGGTTGCGCGACGAGTTGGTAAAGAATGCAGAGAAAGTTCTTGCAGAAGCAGAAAAGCGTGGTATACTTGTAACCATCAAGTAAGCAAACAGGCAAACAGGAGAAACACCATGATCAAGGCAAACAACCAAGCACTGCGCGAACTGGGATGGTACGATTACGAAGTACGCGCATACAACAAAGGCTGGATTGACTACGAACTGTTGTGCAGAAGGGGAGACCTTGACAAGCGCGGCATGACCGAGCACGAAGTAGAAATGTATTACCAAGGTTTTGACGAAGCAGCGGAATGGTGGAAAACCCGCTAAGCTTGCAAAGGCGCAAGGATGCGCTATACTGAACACATACCAAGCAAACAGGAGAACACCATGAAAAAGCACTTAGCCGCCATTACCCTTGCCCTTGTAGCCGGTGGTGCCCTTGCAGGACACCCGAGCATAATGAGCGACAAGGCATTTGAGCGCCAGCTTAAAAGCTGCCACACTGTAACCTTTACCGGTGTGCACCAGATTGACAACGTAACCTACACCAGTGGCACCATAGTAAAGTATTACAAGTGGATAGCGGCAATTGGCGGGCAAGCCTATGAGCTGAAGCCCTTTGTGCTGGAGTCCGCACCGGGCGAGATAAGCGAAGCCGACGCAGCCAAGCTTAACGAAACGCTGCGCAGCATGGGCGAAACGCCTTGCCTTGTATGGCAAGCACTGGCAAACAGCTAAACACCAATACACCATGGCGGCCATAGCGCCGCCACAGCACCGACCAAGGAGGCACCAATGCACTTAGCCAACCCGACCATTGTAGAGCTACTGCTGGCTGTTACAGGCAGCGCAAAGCCCGACCACGATTACCTTGCAGCATACGCGCTTTACCTTGACCCTAAGCTTAGTGAATGGGAAGCGCGTGATTTGGTGGCCAACTTGTTTGGCAAGGCGGCAGCATAGAATTATTAAGATAGTCCTTGCAAAAGCGCATGGACGCGCTATAATTACACCATACACAGCAAAACAGAGGAACAGCAAATGGCCAACATCATCCGTACCGAAAGCTTCGCCCACAACGAGTGGAACTACTTTGTGGAAATGGACGCCAACTACGTTGTGCATGTACACATTACCGACCGCTATGGCCACGACGAAGTTGTGGACCGCCTTTGGGCCGACGCAGAAACCGCTGACGAAGCCTTTAACTTCATGGTAAGCTTTTACAAGTAAAAGGCTTGCAAAAGCGCAAGGACGCGCTATAATTACACCATACACAGCAAAAACACTTACTTAACCAAAGCAGGAGAAACACAATGAAAAACGCAGTCATTAAATCCGTCAACTTTATGGTTTACCTTGCAATGCTTGCCATAGTGCTGGTAGGACTGGTGATGGCGCTTGCCATGGGCGACCCACTGATGGGCGCTGCGGTAGCGGTTGGCGGCTGGTTTGCGGCAGCATTTGTTGCAGGAGCTTGGTTTGCACTTAGCACCATAGCAAGCAACAGCGAAAAGCAAAGAATTTTGCTGGAAAACATCTACGCTGAACTGCAATCCGAGCGCTAAACTAAAGTGGCGGCCAAAGTGCCGCCATTACTTTTAAGGAGACACACCATGGACATTACCAACGCACAAGACAAATTAATTAAAGACCTTGAACAGCTAAAGCCGGGCGAAGCACAAGCCCGCATGGACGCCATGCTGGCCAAAGCTGTGGTGACCTATCCACCGGGTTTGGATGGACGAATAATGCAACGCTATGGCATTTCGCAGGAAGAAGCATTGGACCTTATTGAAGAGTTTGGAGGGTAGCACCATGGCAAAGCAAAGCCCGGCAAAGCCTGTTATGCTTGACGAGAATGACCCACTGTTTACCAGCCTTGCAAAACTGCGCAAGCGCGACCGTGCCAAGTGGGAGCAAATTGTTTTCGGCACACCAGCACCAGCACCAGCACCAGCACCAGCAAGCAAAAGGTAACAACAGTGTGGCGGCCAAGTGCCGCCATTTTTAATTTGAGGAGAAAATATTATGGGTGAAGTAATAAATATGTCTGTGCGCCGCAAGCTGTTGGAAACCAAGCACGAAGGCAAATTAGAAATTTCGCACACCATACAATTTAGTGATGGCAGCGAAGCAACTGTAAACACTTACGAAGGCGCGGGCATAGAACACGTAAACGACCGCATGGCAATACTGGCGCTTTCGCTGATACGGTTGCTACCAATACGCAAGCAACTGGCGTGCATGGAAGCACTGTGCCAAGTAATAGAAGGGTATGTAGATTAGCCTGTAAGACGCTGTAGAGGGCACTAGGACATAGGGGATACCCATGCCCTAGTGCTACGGCAAACGTCGCTTGCGCGGTCTGCTGTGGCGTTTGGCGGGCATCAGCCAGCGCCAGCACTCAGCAAGTGTCCACACGGCGACAATGGCAACCAAGGTTGCCACCACTACCGCCACAATGGCGGTTCCTATGGCAAGCTCAATGGTGCGGTTCACCGCCACCACTGTCAACGCCAACGTCGCGGTGCTCCGTTGGCACTTCCCAACTGGTTTCAACACTGCAATCGGTGCCGTCCACTTTGGTTGTTTGGTAAATTCTGGAATGGTAGCCGTGAAGCAAAAGTTCACAACCTTGCACCAAACCAAGCGCCACCAAACTAAAGCACATACGCACCAGCTTCATACATAGTGTTCCGTGATGATGGCTACTGCTAGGCCACCGTCCGCGCCACTGTAAGAACCGGGGCTGCCAGCATTGGCATACACAGAGCCACCACCACAACCAAACCCGGCAATGCCACCATTGTTGGCAGTGGCGACAGACCGCTTAGCACCACCGAACGGACCTCCGCCGGAATGGCTTATCATCACGGTCAACCCGGACGCAACTATGTTTGGACCACCGGGCGTCCCATCAGAAATAAACACGCCATCCGTAGACGCACTGCCGCTAACAGATGCAACACCAGGATTTGAGCCACCGCGGATGAGGTCTATTTGTCCGCCCATACCAAGGCCACCATCGCCACCACCGGCACCCAATACATGCAAGCCACCGGTGCCAACCGTAGCGCTCACACTAGGACCATTTGCTCCAGCGTTTGGACCAGCAGCACCACCGGCACCAGTACCACCACCAAAGTTGACAGCAATCTGGTCAAACCACAAACCCGCACGACTGTAAGAGGACCGGATATACGCGCCGCCACCGCCACCACTGCCGATAGCGGCTTGCCCGCCACTAGTTGGTCCAATGCCGCCACCGCCACCGCCACCACCGATAAGTTCAATGGTGATTGAGGTAACGTTGGCGTCCGGGACGTAAACTTGGTTGCCGCCATTACTAAAATACGCGAAAACATTGACCTCTTTATGACGCTCGGAAAACATAACGCGCCAAGTGCTTTGCGTGGCGTTGGTCGTTGGGTTGACACCTTGGTTATCAGACAGAGCGCGGTAAATCCACCCATTGCTTCCCATCACCAGTGCGCCGTTCTGGTAATCCGTTACAGGATCCCAGACGCCAATGCCGTTCTGGTTGATGTGGGCAAGCCCGCCAGAAAACTGATTTTGCAGAAAATTGAAAAATTCGTAAGGCGGAATTTCTGCTTGCCAACCGGCAGCGTACTTCCCGGGGATAACGCTATCCGGGTCCGTTACATCTGGTGGTGCCGCACCACTTGCCCATGCTCGGGTCAGGTCGGGCTTTAAGAATACAGCCATGTTAAATCCTCGCTAAAGTAAAGTTGCAAAAGTGCCGCCACCGACTGCCACACCACCATCAAGATAACCAAGCCCAAGCGAACCCGGCACACCAGAAAATCCAAATGGGCTTGCGCCAACGAAAGTGGAATAGTAGTTTACTGTAACGCCAGCAGTTTTCGGTATTGGGAAGTTCTCCAACAACACCTTTTCATTCAGTGTAAGTTCGCGGCCAATTTGTATATTGTATTGCGTGCCCGGACCTTCTGTAAGAGCAATTGGCGTGGTGCCACCAAACAGGAAACTGAACGTTTGAATTATTCCTTCTGGCGTGGATCTGGTAATGTTGTTAATTACCTTCATCCGTATGAAGTCCCGGTATTCCGGGTCTGTTAATTCGCGCGTGCCAACCGTTGGTTCGCCAACGTATGCAAACCTACCACCACTTGTCAGGCCATCTTGCCACGAGCCAAATGGGTTGGCTTGCACTGTGCCGTCAAAGCCAAAATAATAAAACAGCCCAGAATCAATAAGCGTGCGCGACTGACCAACCAGTTCGCCAAGTATGTCAAGCTGCACGCCATACGCTGTGTCAATATACCTGTCGTTAATAAGCTGCCACAACACTCGTTCAATGTTGTTGGCTTCCACCAGCAGCGCACTGATGTAGCCTTTAAGGTTTGGCGATTCCTTAAACTGAGTTGCAAGGCGCGACAGCGCTATGGCAACTTGGTCTTGTACTTGTGGGTCAACAGCCATTAGGACGTTACCACTATGTTGGCCAGCGTGAACTTAGAAGATTCGTTTACGCCAATGGAAATGTTACTGGTGCCACCGGGAGGGGAGCTGGTGGCAATAAACAACGAATCCACCTGATGACCCGGCACACTGTTTATTGGCGTGTACAGCCGCGAGTAAATTACATCATCGCCCAAGACAAAATTTAAATTCGCATAATCCACAATTGCTTGTTTTATTTGGTCATCGCCATCAACAGGATATTCACCCGGTATGGTGGTCAGGTTAACTTCTACAAAAATTGGAATTTCAGTTGGCCGCGAAAAGTTCATGGTGTGCGGAAAGCCTTGGCTGTCTTCCACCACAACGGCAATATCACCAAAGGTTGTAATGCCTGCTGGCTTCTTCAACCAGATTTGGTCTGCTATGTCTTGCTCAGTGCCGCCGGAAGCAATGACTGCAAAACTGTGTGGCGGCAACCCATTGCCGTCTGTTGCGTTGGTGTCGTTCTCAAGCACTGCCACTTGCTCAACACCGGGGACGTTGGCAACAGCAGCGTATATGGCGTCAATAACCGCTTGCGCTGCCACGGACACGCTGCGCTCGCGCCTTGCACGCAACTCAGGATCGGTTTCTATGTTGGTGCCAACCAAGGCGTCCGCCAAGTTGGTTACACCAGACCAGCCGGTTATTGGCGTTTTGATTTTGGTGAGCGTGCCCGCAAGCGCAATGACTGGTCCGGTATTTACAGCCCTTGCGTATACCTGCACCAAACCGCTCAGGCCGATCGTTACGGACGTCTCAGTGGCAAACAGTGTGCCGGTATCGGCTGTCGCTACAAGAGCTCCTGCTGGGACTGTGGTGGCGTTTGCGCCGGATAGGGTAAGCAGTGCGCGGCTTTTTGTGGCAGGCAAGCGCAATATGCCATTCAGTTGCACCAGATTGGATAAGGCGGCACCACTGGCGGCGCTTGGGTTAAAGGCGTCGTATGCCTTTTCCAGAAGTTCCCATAGGTTGGCGTTGGAGCCAGACACTAAACCATTAATCTGGCCATCCGGGCTTTCCGGGCTTAAATTAATATTTTCCCCAAATACTGAACGAACCGCTTCGTTCATTTCTTCAAGCAAAACGTCTAGCCGTTTGCGCTCAAAGCCTTCTGGCGTAATACCGTAATCAAGCATTGTATGCGGTCCCTGATTGGTTCAGCACGAAGGTTAACTCTAATGGCTCCGTGGCATATATGGTGTTAGCAGAAAAATCAACTTTCAGTTGCCTTGCCCTACCGCCTTGGTAATCCATGGCAAAATCTGTAAGGCTTAACACTCCGGGAGTATTTAAAATTCTGCTTTTGATTATAGATTCTACGTTGGCCAAGTTGGTTGGCTTAACGAAAATTTCTTGGAACCATGGCGTGCCCGCATCGGTGTCAAGAAACCACTCCCCAGTGTAAAACAGCAAGCGAGTTCTACAGTGTTGCGCTGTCTCCGCCATTTGTTCTACTGTGGCAATTTGGCCAGCCACCAGTACCAAATCATTGTTGGAATTAAGTGCTCGTCCAATCATTGTGGCGGTCCTGTCGGTACTTGTACATCACCGTCGCTGTCTGGTCCCTGCGGATGGATGTGCGTTTTGCCAACGTTAACACCATCGTTTAGCATGGTGCCGCTACACGTAAAATTCCCGTCGCACACAAGTTGCCCTTGCACTATAACTTGCGGCGCTCTCAGCGTTATAGTACCACCATCCGCCGCACAAGTAACGCTGCCGGTTGCGGTTTCTATCGTTATATCTTGGGCATCGTCTATAGAAATTCCTGCGGTTGCGTCACTGTTGCGCAACTGCACAGCGTCGTCCGCGTAACTTTCAACAGCAGTGTTTTTACTGTGCAAGCCAACAATCGCAACAGCGTCGCTAAGCGCATGGAACCGCCTTGCGCTCGGTGGTTGCACATCACCATTTTCATACCAATTGTCGTACGACCGTTCGCAAAATATAAGTAGGCATTCGTCCCCTTGCTTTACTGGAAACGTAAGTGCGTAGCCGCCAGCGCTTGGGAACACCACCGGGACATTTATTAGCTGTGGCAAATTTACCAGTTCTTGCGTTTCCCCGTCAGCCGTAGTGGTAACGAATACACGCTGTATGGCGGGCTGCACAGTGGCAAGTTGTGTTGCAGCATCAAAGGAATTTATTATTCCGGGCAATGCCGTGTGCACATTCTTAAGTGCTTCCGCAATAGCATTACGGATGGCTACAGAAAATCCAGAAACATCTTTTTCAGCCATTGTAAGTAATTCCCTTTGCAGTGCTTGTCCAGTTGCCTTCGCGGGAATCCCCAGTAAATAGCACTTCTGTTATTTTATAAATACCTTCTGCCTCTGTGCGCTTTGGCCGACCAACAAATAAGTTGCCCAGTGAAAGTTCAGCAGTGTTAGAAGTAATTTGAAATAGTCTATTTGGTGCAAGCAATGGGTTGAGCAACGTGGTAACGTCCACACCGGTTTCTGTTAAGGTAGGGGAACCAATCATGCCGGTGCCGGAATTTATATTCACAATTTCATTTTTAAAAATTGCTTCGCTGTCTCCAACAATGTTCAGCGTATCGTTTTCTATATTCCAATTAAAATCATATTCTTGTGCCAACTCATTTAGCGCTTGTTTGCTAGAGCCAGAAATAGAAAAGCCAAGCACCTTATCTGCTGCCGTAGGACCACCAACAATGGTGCCAATTGCCTTGCCAAAGGACGTAGCAATTTCTTCCACTATTTGGTCCATTGTTATTTCTGGTTCGTAAGTTTTATTAAACGTAGTGTTCAGTAGCGCCACCTCACCATCAGCAGCGTAGACTTCTAAAATGGCGTCTACGTTTTGCCGTTTTTGAAAAACGTTACGAATGTCCCCGGTGAACAATACTTTTAAATTGGTTCCGTAGCCAACTTCCAAAATGATTTTAGTGTACTTGGTTTGCAGCAGTGCCCTAGTTTGTTGGCTTGTGTTGTACAACCTTATAATTGCAGTGTTAGCCCTATTGAAAATAAATTTCTGTACTTCAAAATTAATGCGCAGTTCTGTAATGACACGCGCAGTGCCATCTTGGCCAACAATGGTAAGCTTGTAATTTCTAAGATACTGGCGCGACATCTATTTCTTCCAACTCAATTAGCCGGTTAACAGTGCCAAGATCTTCAAGCGTTGGGTCTTCCTTTTCATCTAAATTTAAAACGTACAATTCTTTCCATGGCAGTGATGGGTATTGCTGCACGATGTTCACGCCACCCATTAAACCAATGCCAGTTATAAGCGGTACGCGCACGCCATTTTCCAAGCGGTATATGCTCAAGTTCCACTTTTCTAAACGGGAGTTTGCCACAATGCGAAACTCGTGCAAACCTTCTGGCCTAGACAATTGGAAAATTTGCTCCGGCTGGGATGTAAGTGGTATTTCTAACATGGCTTATAGCCCCAATAATTTTGGAATGCCAAGTTGAACACTCCAAGCTTCCCGCTTGGCACCAGTGACCGGAATGGGTTGCTGCCTGCCTCTGTTCTCTGCACTGGTGGCTTGCACCTTGGCTGCACCACCAAGCTGGTCCTCTGCCAAGGTAATCAGCTCGGTGGCAACAATTTGTATTTCTTCCAAGGTGATGTCCAACTGCACTTCGCGGCTGGTGTCTTTGTCTTGGCCAACCGTTATGTTGGTTATCAACATGTTGGAGTATAGCCGTAACTTGGTCTGTACGTCTATAGGCTCCCGCGCAGCCTGAAGCGCAAGCAAGGCATTATAGGCAGTAGTGCTACGTGTTTGGCTGTCGCTGGTGCTCCTGCCAAAGAGCCTAGAGGCATTATCTACAATAACACCAAATGCGGCAGTGCCAAGTGGCGTATCAGAAACCACTGCCCGCAAGTTCAAGCGCTTGGGTTGCACTATGGCATGGTCGGTTACGTCTGCACCATACTCCACCGGATTCTTGGTAACCAATACGTCATTGGTGTGGAATTCTTCTAGCACTGCATCAAGCGCAATACCACCAAGCGTTTTCTTTACCCGTATAAATAACTGTTCAAACGCCATGGCTTATTGCTCCACCGGTCCATTAAATTCTTGGCGCGTTTGCCTTGTAATCTGGCGCACAACATAATTTGCTATGGCTTCTGGGTCACCAGCACCATTCACGGTTATCTGTATGTTCTGCTCGGCGTTGCTGTTGTTGGCTGGCCTGCCTGTTAGGCTTGGGTCTTGGAAACCGTTATACCCTGTATTAAAGCCCAACTCGGCGCTGCGGTCTTCTTGGGTAAATCCGCGGTCTTTGAAAAATTGTACAGTTTTATCTTTTGCCTCTACAATTTTATCCCAAAGTTCACCGATCTTTTTAACCCAACTCCAAAGCGTTTTAACAAGATTAACTGCACCTTCCACAGCAGTTTTAAACGCTGGGAACTTTTCCAAAAGGCGGCCAAATATACTATCGCCGCCTTGCGTGTATGTGTAAATATCCTGGATGGCAATAACCAGTGCCGCAACAATGGCAACGAGCGCCAGCGGACCAGCAGCAGCAAACGCACCGGCAACACCAACGGCACGCAACAAAGAAACAAGTGTTACAAGTGACTGTGCAAATTTAAGCGCTATAAGTGTTGCCATGGTGGCGCTAAGTATTTTAAGCGCAAGCGTTATGCGCTCAATATACATTGGCATATTCTGTTCAATAAACGTTTTATTATTTTTCCACCATTCGGTGAGACGCAAGTTTATATCTTTAAGAACTGGTGCAAACACGCGCACCAAGATGCGGGAAAGTTGCTTGGTTACTTGCCAAATGTCCGTGAGGGAATCTTGGAATTCTGCGGCAATGGCAGCGTCTTCAGCAGTGGTTACACCAAGAGCACGCGCCTCTGCTGTAAGGTTTGCTATTTCACCCGCGCCAGCTTGCAGCAGCCGAACGTTGTCCTTCAGGCCAAGCTTGTCAAGCAGTTCTAATTGTGTGCCCTTAGACAGCCCTTGTATGCGGCCAGACACTTCCCTGAAAAGTTGGCTGGTGTTTTTGAGATTCCCGTTAGAATCGTGTACGGAAATGCCAAGCAAGCCAAATGCTTCAACACCACTGCCGACGCCTCTGGCGGCCTCACCAGCGCGTTTAGAGAGCTCTTGCAGTCCCCTTGCCATGCCCTCGGCAGTGCCGCCAGCACGTCTTGCAGCAAATTGTAGGGCGTCTAGCTCCCCTACACTAACACCTATCTCTGCGGCAAGTTTACCCTGCTCATCGGAAGCAGCAGTGGTGGCAACAGTAAGGCCGGTTATTGCGGTTGCACCAGCGGCAGCCCACTTGACAAACTTCCTGACGACGTTAACAGTCTTTTCCAAATCTTTGGAAAATTCTTTAACACCTTTGTCGTCGTAGTCGTAGCCAAGCGCTACTAGAAGTTCGTCAATAATTGCCATGCTACTTCCTGCTCGTTAACTTTAATTTCAAGTCCAGAAGTTGGTGCATTACGGCAATATCGTAAATAGAATAAGTGCCGTCCTGCAATTCCTTCAATGTGCACATTGGCGGGTCCACCAACAATGGCCGATGCAGGAACGGCACCACATCGGGAAACTTCCTGAAGTCTATTCTTGGCCCATCTTTGACAGGAACCGTTCCGCCAGTGGACCCTTCAGAAAATTTCCGTAATTTACCTGCATGACAAATGCAAAAACTTGGTAAACCTCAAGCAGTGAGTCACCAGAAAAATGCTCAGTGAAAGAAGTGTTGGTAAGCTTGGTGCCGTCGCGGGCAACACCAACAACACTTTCTTTCACCAAGCCCATTATCTCTTCTGGTGTGGCGTTGGAAAATAGCGCGTGTATGCCATGTTCCAAGGCGTCGGCTTCTTGCCCGACACCATCCTTGCCAACCAGTGCCGCCATGGCAGGACCAACAATTTTCAAAACGCGCAACTTCATAAGCATTGCGCGTTCGGCTGGCCATTGCGTAACACTGTACTCATGGTCGCCAATAGTTTTGCTTTCTGTCCTGCACGCCATGGCGTTTAATTACCCTCCAAGGTGAAGCATGTCAAGCCGTTCTGCAACGATGGACCATTCCTGCGCGTTGGCGTTTGTGCCACGCACCATGGTAGCCGGACGCACAATATAGCCTTGCGTACCGCTACCCAAATCGCCGCCACGAGTGTCTTTAAACTGCACGAAGATTGGCACAAACGCGCCATTTTCTGCGGCAGAAATTAAGCCAGTAAGATAGATGTTGGAATCAGCGGTTTGCATCAGCCGGAAAGTAATGCTGCCACTGCGGTCGGCGCTTATGCTAACCGTCATCTCACCATCTGTGCCAACCTTGTGCGCTGCTGTATCGTTGGTGCGCTCAAGTGTAATAACGTCGTCGCCTTCATCAAAGCCAGAAATTTCAACTCCGTTGACAAGCAGGACAACATCTAGAAAACTATATTCTTTCATGGCGGTTCCCCTTAGCGCTCAAAGATGCCGTTGATTTGTACAGAATGAATTGCACCGGCACCAAGCGCAGTAAAGCTTAACCCGGGATAATGGCGTGCTTCCTTGTCGCTTTGGTTAATCTGGGCAACCGGTATGGTAACCACTTCATAACCAGCGCCAAGGTATTTACCATCAATTGTGGTGCCCGGAGCCAGCAAACCATTACGAACACCTTCGTCAAGTGCGCGTATAACCTGCTGCTGAATGGCGGCAACACCTTTATCTGTATACGGCACCTTGGTAGGACGAGTCAGCAGGTAGCCAAATACGTTGGTCTGTATGGCGTTTTGCAGCCAGTCAATGCCATGCACTTCGTCAAAGAAAACGCCACTTGCCATGTAAGACTCAGCGTACATGTCAGACGCACCAACAAGAATAAGCGCGTTGGCATTCTTTGCATCCAGTGCCGCCTTGGCATTCTGAGAAAGCGTTT